AAGGATCGTACCTAAACCTATTCCGACCGCCTGGCCTGTAGAGCCGTAGGGATTGATTAGCTTTGGTCCAAGCTGACCTATTTGCGTAGCAGCAATACCGTACGGATTCTCTGCCGGTGTAAAGTTGAGGCCGTATAACGCTTCTTCTAATGTTGCCATACTAACGCCTTAAATTGTTAGTTACTTGTCCTGTAGCGCCCTGTACAACTCCTTGTGCGCCAGCAGCAATAGGATTTATTTCTGGTTGCTCACCTTGCATAAGCGAATTTGCTTCCATTCGCTGCCAGGGAGTTAAGCCTGGCGCACCACCACCGCCGCCACCACGAGGTGTGTTGCGAACCTCCCATTTGCGTTGTTGATTTTGTATACGAAGTTGTTCAAGTGCTTGTCGGCCAGCCGTATCCAAACGTCCAGCAGCCGCTTCACGTTCAAGCGCAGCCAGTTCTGCGTTGGCTGCAATCTCCTGCTGCTGCATTTGAGTTTGTTGTTGGAAGCCCATTCTAGCCATGAACGGATTTTCAAACTGTTGTGCAATCTGTCCACCAATAAGTGCTTGCTCTTTAGCCTGTCCAAATGCTTGTCCAGCTATGCCGTAAGAACCTTGCTCTGCTTGTGACATAGCCTCCTGCCTAGCCATATCCTCACGCTCATTCTGCTGACGCATAAGTTCTTGTGCTGCAGGTGATGCTGGATCTAGTCCACGTTCTGCAATTTGCTGTTGAGTATTAAGCCTTTGCTGCTCAAACTGACGCTGGTTACGACGCTCAAATTGATCCATTAAATTTTTAGTATATCTTTCCCTTTCTTGAGCAAATCCAATTTCATAGTTTTGCTGCATAGTAGCAGGATCAAAACCTGCAGCTATCTGTCCCTGGCGGTTTATTACATTCCCGCTAGTATCTGTAATGGTATCAACCTGGTCTGGAAATGGCTGGTCTGCAAACGTTGCTGGTTGCGTCGATGGGGCTGGCTGCTGATCTGGAGCCGGTTGCTCTGTAGCAGGAGGCGGAGGTTGATAGCCTGGAGGCGTAGTAGGTTTGCCGCCCTGGTTAGGCATAACAACAGGCATACTTGATTTACGCATTAGGAAGCCATTGGCTGCCTGTCTGCCTCTAGTTTTTAATATGTTATTGTATTTAGCTTGCTGCTCAGGCGACATAGCGTCGTAAGCTGCTTTATTTTCAGCATACTTAAATTCGCCAGGTTGTCGCTTTGGCGGATCTTTCTTAGGTGGATCCTTTTTAGGAGCTTCTTTTTTAGGTGGATCTTTTGCTAATGCGCCTCTTCTTTTTGCCATAATTATACCTGACCGCCCATATCGTACCGGATTTCAAATCCTAGTATTTGCATAGTTGAGTTTTTTACGGAACCGCCAAAACGAATAGCTGCACAATGACCTTGGCCTTTTGTAGCGTACCTGTCGAAGATGTACTCTATATCGGCTGACCAGGGACTGCCCCAAGGACTGCCCCAAGGCGTATACACTCCCGCTGGAGTTGTAACTGTAGTAACTACAGGACTGCGCTTAAAGTCCACATCTAAGCCAAGAGACAACGTAATACCACGCTTAGTCTTAATAATAGGCCTAATATCCTTAAACGCCTTGTAGTTGGACCGACTGCCATAAAAGCTAAATGCTGTGCGGCCTGAGTATGTAATTGCCTGGCTATCTGTAGCTGTTTTGGCATCTGCCTGGCCAGTCTCCCCTTTCCACACAACGCCCGTAGAAGAGGCATAGTAGGGATAGCCGTTAAAACTTGTAGAGGCTAGTGCATGTTCATCGTTAAACAGCTGGAACTGGCTCCAGCCTTTAGTGTCGATAGAGTACACAAGGAATTTACAAGCATTACCAGCTGTAGGATAGCTAATGTAAACACGCCTTCCAGCTCCCCAGAAAAAGCCAGTCCACTGATGGTCAAACGGAAACGTTGTAGCAGCTTCAGAAATTAGGGGGTTAATGCGATAACTAACCGCCTGCAATGCTGCTTCTGGATCAGACTGAAACAGTGCCGATAAAGGCACAATACCTTGCTCAGTAAGTATCCAAACGTCCTGATTAACACGTACAAAAGCTCTATAGCCAAGCGGCCTGCCGATGTAATACCTGGCTACTAATCCCCAGGTGGTAGCATCACCGGCGTACGTACCGCTGTAAAATACAATCTCACCTTGAGAGCTAATCGCCCAAAAGTAATCCTGTGCAGCTACATTGGCGCTGTTGCTATAACTACCAATGCCAACAAGGTAGCCGCCCCTAGTAAAAACGTACTGAAAATCAAAAGAAGTGAGAGCAGGAGTGCCGCCTGTACCAGTAACTTGTAAACCGCCATACCATACCTTCGCAGTGTTTTTCTCTACAAAGTATAACCGCTCCTTGTAGGCAGTAACGTTGATAAGTAGATTCTTAGTTACGCCAGTAAAAGTCACATCAGCGCAATTACCAGTGCCGGTATAGACCTGTGCGTTGTCCTGGCCGTTACAAAGGTACATATTGTTGGCGTAAGTAACCCACTGCCAATCGCCGTTTGTAGGCGTTGTGGTGCCTGTCTTGTCGGTAGCTGTGCCAGTGCTAGACACGCTATAAATCTTGGTTCCTGTGCAGGCTATAAGCTGCTGAGTGCCATCCTTGAGGTATAACGGCGCTACCAGCTTTATTGGTGTACTAATACCAATATCAGCAAACTGTTCATAGCCAAGGCGAACAGTAGGCGCTCCAGGCCCAGGAAACACGTTGGTGAGTTCCAAGGCGTACTGAGGCTCCATATTGTCTATCGGACTTACTAAATCCAATCCCGCATACGGCGGGGACATTGTAAAGCCTTGGAAAGCCATGCATTACCTTCTGCGCATTTCAGGCATATAAGCTCCAGGTTGCACTGCAGGCTGTTTTGATGCCTGCCATTGCTCCATTCCTGGAATGTTTTTCATTGGTACGCCTGGACTTCTAAACATGCCGTCCTGTATTTGTCCTTTTTGGAAAAATTGATCCATTGACGGCCCTTGCTGCCCTGGCGGAAGCATTAAAGCACCTGAGTTAGCCTCGTTAAAATTAGGCGAACCACCTGGATACCGCATGTGCTCAGGACGTTGCATCATCTGATCGTTAAACTGCTTCATAGCCTGTTCTTGAGAACCATACACACCAGGGCTAAGCCGATATTTACCACCGTTGTTAGCCGACGGTTGAGGCATACCCATTGCTGCGCCTAGCGTAGCTCCGACTTGATTTCCTGGTTGTGGAAACCTCATCATTTTATCAGGTGGCATTTGACCAAATTGCTGACCTGCCTGCATACCAGCATCCTGTGCAATCTGACCTATCTGCTGGCCAACTTGTCCACCACCTGCTATGCCAGCATCCTGAGCAACCTGGCCTATCTGTTGGCCAACTTGCCCACCAATTGGTTGTGGTCTTTGCTGTGGCTGTTGTCGTGGCCTAAACTGTGCCTGTGTTGGCATTGGCCCACCAGAAGCTACAGCTTCACGCTGTGCTGCTCTAAACTCTTTTCGTGCTGCACCTCTTAGCGGAGGATTCTTTGCCATTGCTCCCTTACGTGCCATTACTTTCTCCCTTTGGATTTACCTTTGTTGTAATTTGCTTGTAGCGATTCACGAACTGTTTTTGCTGGTCCTACGTGGCCCTTATCATTGACATACATGCCAGGCGATACTCGCACTACTTGACCTGGAGGAGCTTTAGAAGGAGGTGGAGGTTTAACACCTACACCAGCTTGCTTTGCAAAGTCTGACTTGCCCAAAACTGTTTGTATGTTTCGCTCAATATCTTCGTTGCTTTTAGCGTTGCTAGTAACAGCATTAACAAGCATACCGGTATACTGCTCTGGCTTAATTCCAGCCTTTACAGCATCTTCGCCGTATATGCTGCGAATCATTGGATCAATTTTGTCAGAAGCGTATTTAGCTAAAGGATTGCTAAAGTCTACGTCCCAAGCGTTGCGCTTTGTTTTGCCGTCTGCATTGGTATATTTAGTCTTGCCGTCTAAACCGATATTAAATTTAGCTCCGTCAGCTAACGTAACATGGTAACTGTCATCTGCTACACCTGACTCTTTTAACTTACCTCTAAAATCGTCTCGTAATGCCTGAGCTTCCGACTTGCCAGACTTCATCATTGCGCCGATAGAACGCTTGCCAAGTAGGCGAAGTCCGATATTAGCAACACCGCCTACACCTGTCATATTTACAGCTTGGTTAGCCCAATCGGCTCTATCGCCACGACCACGCACAATATCTTTCATGCCGGTTTCCCAGGCATTGTTAATAAGAGCCGCCCCAACAGCAACTGGTAAAGCATAACTACCAACTGCGCCCAAAGTAGAACTGCCGCCCTGTGTGCCACTTAATGCTACTTCACCAACTCGTTGTGCGCCGATAACTTTTGGAGCAGCTAATGCTCCTTGCGTCAAGCCTGTTGAGGCAGGCGCTGCGCCACTACCAAACAAACCAGCTATTTTACTAGCACCATAAGCACCAGCAATTGTTCCGGCTGCTTGCGCTAAACCTCCAATCTGTTGCGCCCTAACAGCATCTTCTTGAGCTTCCTTTGGCGACTTAGGGGGGCCAAACTGCTGTATTGCCATGCTATACGCCTGCTCATGTGGCATACCTTGGCTTGTAAGATATATGTAGTAATTGCCTCTACTCTGCCTAGCTAATGGTGGTACGTTTTGGTCAAATTCCATAACTATATCCAAGTCCCAAACACAGCTACGCCGTTACGAGCAAACAAGTTGCCTCTTACTTGACCACCAGCATAAATAATCTTGCCGTTCTGGTCGCGACTAAACTCCTCATTAAGCTGCATTTCAAACCGTGGCTTGACACCTTCAAGACCGTGAATCTCAGCAAAACGCTCTAAAACTGCCTGCTCTAATAGTTTTTCATTAAACAAACTAACATCAGTATCAGCAAGAAATTTATCGTATATACCATCATAGTAATCCCAGGTTACTCCACCGTCCGACGCCGATCCTGAAGTATGCGTTGGAGCCGTCGCACCCGTCGTGCCACCTGCCGTAGTTGAGTAGTAATTTCCGTTGTTGAAGCAATATGTTCCCGCTGCAAACGTGGTTGCCGTTGTCCATTGTTTAGGTCTGACAGAGCGGTCAGCAATATATTCAAAAATAATAATATCGCCACTAACAGAAGCCCCAGGAGTCGGACTGATAAGGAGCTGAGAATTGCTAAGGCCCCTAATCTGAAATCTTTGATATACCGTAGTATTAAGGCCATAGCCCCTAATCTCCGCATATTCCTGCGCCGTCATTGGCCCCAACACTCTCCAACGTGTCGAGCTATTCCAAAACGTCTCGTAATGATAATAGGAAAATGCAGCCGGGAGCTGGTAAGTGGCTTGTCCGTTGACCAAGGTAATTGCGCCAGAGGCGTAACACTTTGGCCACGGATAAGCCTCAAAAATCTCACGGTTCATACGGTTTGTTATCGCTAGAAGCTGCTTTGTGGTAATCTCTGTCGACGTCAGTATATTTGACTCAACAGTGTAGCCAGCTTCATTTGCAACATTCTGTATAACCGTGGCTAAACTCATACTTTTCTAGGTCGCCCTCTACGCTTAGGCTCGTCTGTCGACTCGTCTAAGTCTACATCTTCCTCGACAAGCTCTTCTGCCATAGCGCGTCTAGCTGGTCTAAGGTCTGTACCCTCATTAGCTTCTACACGCTGCATAAGAAGCTCTAACTTATGCTCTAAACTTTCACGCTTTTTAGTCTCCAGCTCTAACTGTTGCTTTAGCTTAACTACTGCGTTCTGGTCAGATGAGGCTGCGTCTAGCCACTCCTTAGCCAACTTAGCAAACTTAGACAAAGGCCCAAGCTTGCGCTTAACATCATCAGTAGCTACAGATAGCTGCTCGACCGTCTTAAAGCCTAGGTACTGTAGCTCTCGCATTGCAGAACCAGACATCATCGGCCATTCAGCTAGTGGTGTACCCTCTAGAACTGGCTCAGAACCAGCCTTAAACCTAGCGTACAGCTCTGGATACTCCTGCATATCCTGTGGCTCTATGCGCCTTACAGTCTCATCCTGCCCAGGCCACTGAATGCTGATGCTTGGTATCTCGTCAAATATAGGCCGCCCTTCCTTTAGCGACTTTTCCCTATTCTCATTGTAGGAATAGAAGAACTTAACGTTTGCACCAGAATAGCGCTTTTTCGGTTGGGAATTGCCCGACATTATGGACTGCCAATCGATTTGTGCCATATTGCTCATCTCCGTAAATAGGCATTATTGCCTATCTACTTATAGCACTAGCCCTGTATCACGACTATGGTATTGATACTGCTACCAGACGTCTGATAAGCCGTTATCGCCCCCGCTGGGATACACGTTCCGTCAAACCTAACCACGTTACTACCTGCTGTACTTGGCAAAACATAGCAAAAATTAGTGGCTGTAGGCGTTATTCCCGTGAGGGTAGCACCGCTAAAACTCAGTGCTATATTGGCTGCTGAGTTGTTCTGTATTAGTAAGAAATTGCGGTACGGCCTAGCTGTGGCAATTGTAACGCTAGTAGCTGTAGCTATGGTAGGAGTCGTAGTTGTTAAATTACCTGCATGGGATACAGCAGTCATAAGAATCCTATAAAAACGGGGGGATTGCTCCCCCCTTAATCACTAAACAGCTTTAGTAAACTTTAGGTAAAAGTAAGATGTTCCGTTTGATACAACTACATAGCAGTTAGTATCAGCATCATTATCTTTAACAACACCTACAAAACCTGTACCGACTGAAGCTGGCGTACCAAATGAAGTGGTAAGCTCTGCTGCTGTTGGTGTGGTATCGTTTACGTTATTGATAGCCATCTTAGTGCGTACACCACCTGCGGTAGCTACTACAGCATTAGTGCTGGTAACGGTCGTAAATGTACCGTTAGACACCTCTGATGCTTGCTCCGGTGGCATACCAAGACCAATCAAATTTGTTACGCTTGGCATAAATCCTCGCAAAATGGGGGGCTGTTAGGCCCCCCGATTAGGTTAGTTCACCTTGAGGTGGCCTGTCGAAAACAACGTGACAGTACCAGCTCCAGTAAGCGTCTCAAGTCCAACAACGTAAGCAATCTTAGTTGTTGAAGCATCGTCAGCTACACCAGCGGTTGCCGTAGTATTAAGGTTAGCCTTTGCAGCATACGATGCAGCAGCCTTACCCTTAATTCCCGATCCGGCTCCACCAGCGTGAACACCACCAATCCAGACCCACAGGTACTCGTTATCAGCAGCAGCTACCTGAGCTACGCCAACTTGAAGATTCTGCGATCCAGCGTTTGTAGTTGTCAGCATAGCAGCCTGACCATCAGCTTCGATTTTCACGAAAGCGTACTGGTCAATAGCTCCATCAGCCTGAACAAATATAAACTCACCTTGGGGAAGCGATCCAACCGCACCGACCGTAGCTGGTAGCGGAATGGTCGTTCCATCCCAAGTTTTTGTGTAATTAACTCCAAATGATCCAGTATGTGACATATTCTGTTTCCTCCACTATTAAGCGTAAATTACAGCCTGAAGTGCAGGTGCAGCACAGCACAAGTTGCCTTCCACGATAATCACCGTAAAGAAAGCATCCTGGTCTACCGGTCGCGCCATCTCTGGAGCAAGCGGCTTAAAGTCTGCGCCACGAACCATGTCAAACGACCAATACTTAGTATTGAGTAGTCGGCATGAGTTTGTCTCAAGCACTGCTGAACCGAATCCACCGTCAAACACGAAATCGCATCCGTCGTAGCTAAGAACACGGAAACCAGCTACAGCCTTCTTTGCAGGAAGCTGAATACGCTGAATTGCCGTTAGTGAGCTATGAAGGAACTTCCATGCTGTACGGTCCATAAGTCCCAAATCTGGCTGCTCATCGCCACGAGTGATCTGGCTGATTGCATCAGTGATCTGCTCCTGAACGTTGGAAGCTGAAAGGGTTACGTTTACTGCAAGGTTTCTTGCCCAAGTGTTAGTACCACGGTCAATAGTTCCGTAAGTACCAGATCCTGGAGAAGTGGATACAGCCTTTTTGATACCGTCGAACTCAAGTCCACCGGAACCAGTTCCATCGCCACGAAGCGAGGTTGATACGGTATTCTTAAGACGGCTAATAGCTGCCTTCATCTTCATCTCAGCAAGGTCAAGAAGCATAGCCTCGTCGCGGTTAGCACGACGGTCACGCCCCGATATTGCTACAGGCTCGTAAACCTGCTTAATAGCGAAACGGAATGCTGTTGCATCATCGATTGCAGAAAGGTCGAACGAATCAAAACCAGCGTAGAAACCTCCTACAGCCGCATCATTGTACATAATGGGCTTACGAAGCTCATATCCACCGCTGAACTTACGAATAAGGCCCTGGTCATCCAGCGAAGCCAAAAGCGGGTTGTGGTGCAATACCTCATCCGCTATGGAATCTGACTGGTCAAACAGGGTCGCTACGATTGCTTCCTCTAAATTTGCCATGTTAGTTATCCTTAATGATTTGGGATAACTGCTATGGCTTATTTAGCCTATTCGCCGCCCATGCGACGCTGCAAGTTATCCCGTAAATTTTTTGCGACTACCCTGGGAGAACCGCTACCTGCGGAGCCAGAAATTGACTTAGCAGCATGTTTAGCTCTTTGTACTGCTTGCTGCTGTTGATCCACTACCGACTTGGCGGTCATTTTTGAAACAAGACCGGAAAAAGTCGGATTGCCGTTTACGACATAGTTATAAGCCGTCTCTAATACTTGTTCAGGGGAGGAATACCGCCCTGTAGCATTTAGAGCCTGTACCACTGGAGCCATTTCAGCCTCTAACTGCGAAGCTGTTTCTGGATCACGGAACAAAGGCTTATTACTCATAAACGAGTTTACAACCTGTTGATTGTAGTACTCAATAGCCTTTTTTTGCTGCTCTGATTGTATGGACTGGTATCGCTCTTCTGCAATACGCTCGGCATCTGCCCTGGTAAGATATTCCGGTGCTTGCTGAGGCTGCTGATACCTGTACTTGGTAAGCTCATCAACGCTAATTCCATAGGAATCCAGCCAATCTATGGCAGTTTCTAGTGGAGCAGACTGCATAGCTTTATCCCAGGCAATAGACCGCCTAGCTACGTCAGTTATGGCAATACCGTCTCTAGCGTACTCATCCTCATATTGCTTAATGGTGTCATAGAGCCCAGCAGACTGCCGCTTTAATTGTTCCACCTCTTGCATTTTACGGCTATAATCCGAACGTGTCTCATAAGCTCGTCTGTTTAGATAGGATTGCAAAACATGAGCATTAGATGGCGTAGGATTAAGAAAAGCCTCTTTTTCAGCCGCATTCATATCCGCAGGTGGTGCCATAGGAGGCGGTGCGGATTGGACAGGCTGCTGCACTGCTACGGTTCCGCTATCGGACGAATTGTCCTGTTCGTCGGAGCTATCGGAACTATTTTCCTCTACGGAAGCATTTTTAAGATTCTGTTTTAAAGATTGGCGTATCGATAGGTCTGCTGGTTCGCGGTCTACAGTTACTTCGGTATCTGCTACGTTTGATTCTAAATTATCTTCCATTTCTATACCTGTCTATTAGACGTTCTTTCATATTGCTGACTAGCCTATGTTCGGATGCGCCAGACTCGCGGTCTGGGATGTATCCTTTGTCGTAGGCATCACCAACCTCAACAGCTCCAGCAGCTTTATAGGCTGCCCTGAGCTTTGATTTACTGGTATAGATTTCCTTTGGATTTAGC